ATTTGGTAAAACAAAAGGTGTTGTAAATAAAACTGATGTGGGCCAACCTACTACATTACCTCGTGCAGATCAAACTGTAGAAACAGTTGCAAGAGAGGACTTTCCCTTTCAATCTTTTACCTATGAAAAAATTATATCTCCTAATGCACCCAATAATGCATTACCACAAGATTGGGCAAACTTCTTAACAGGAGGTAATCAAGCACCTGTATCTGAAATTAGAGATTCAGGATTAGAACAATTTTTATCTGATTTTGAAAAATACTATCCCGGCAGAAAAGTATCAAAAGAACAACTTGCCAAGTATTATGAAACCTCTCCTGTCGGTAATTTAAGTGTAACGGTGAAGCAAGAACCAACTCCTAATGTGCCTAATCAAGGCAGACCAAAACACAAAGAAACAGGATCACAGCCTTTAGATGAATCAGGCGAGAACTATAGAGAGGTATTAGTAACAGCAGGAGAGATACCTGGTGAGGGAAAGCCTTTTGTTAATAGTGCACACTTTGAAGAACCTAATGTCATAGCCTTTACTCGTGTAGCAGATTACAAACTTGCAGACGGAAGCACCGCTGCAGTTATACAAGAATTACAAACTGACATGCTAACCTCTTTGAGAACAGAACAACAAAGAATTAAAGCATTATTAAAAAGATTAGAAAACGCAGAAGATGAAGCTAGAAGGAAAATGGCATCTGCAGACAATTACGAAAGAGCTAGAGGAGAACAAGACTTACGACAAATTGAAAGTGTTTTGACTCCTCAAGCAAAAGAACTATTAATTCAATCCGAGGGTGTTAAACCTTTTCCAAATGCAGCGGGTCAAGAACTTATACCGGGATACTCGCAACAATTAGGTGAGTTACAAAAACAAATCGACGACATTCTTGCAAAAAAACTTGATGATAACATGCCATTTATTGATGAAGACATCTTTGGTATATCGCAAGAGCAATTAAAAATTCGAGATCAACTCTTAGATTTAAATAGAGCATTAGAAACAGATAGCGTTTTAGGAGATGTTAGAGTTCCGCCGCAAAGACAAGCAGATGATTTATTACAATTTAGTGAAAAAACATCACCTCCTAGAGATTATGAATTAGAAAACCTAAAATTATTTCCACCGATACCTTTTAAAAAAGCACCGGACTTTGTTGATTTAATTATTAAAGCAACAATTAAAGATGCTCAATCCAAAGGGATTAATAACATTGGATTATTTACAGGCGAATTAGTTAACAGACGTTGGGGTAAAGATCCAACACGTCCTGCAGGTAAAAAGTTTAATGACTTATATGATAAGATTGGTGTGCAACAATTAAATAATATAGCAAAAAAATATGGTGGCCAAGTCGTTGAGGGAGAAATTGTAGATTCATCAAAAGCTTCTAAGGGCTTAAAATTTTTTAATAAAAATGTAGATGGAGAATTAGAATTGTTAAAAGATTTTGAACCTTCTGGAAGAGGAACTGTAGATGCAGATGATTTAGATGATTTTTTAAGCACAGAGATAGAAAGAGTGGCTTTAGATTTTGGTCCTAATGAAGTGGTTCTCAGAAGAGAGATAGCGCCGGGACAAACCATGGAGTATTTTGTTCAAACAAAACCAGATGATGGATTTGAACTTGTGCCTTTGGGTGACGGCGATAGAGCAGAGAATGCAACAATAATTATTGATGAATATAATCCTTCACTGATCAAAATACCTGTATTAAAATTACCGGTTGAAGAAAAAGCTAGAGGTCCTTTATTTTTGTATCGTAAAAAAGATGGTGGTAAAATTGCTTCTGATGGGTTAGTTTCAATTACTGATATTTATGGAGATTATTAATGGTAGAAAAGTTTAATCCTACATCGGATTTTCCAAAACTAGATAGAACCAATGAAGCACTGGGGCCTGGTGGCGGTGAAGATTTAGATGTAGAAGAAGTTGGACAAGAGGTTGATGTTGATCAACCTAGAGAAGAAGCCAACATTGAAATAGTGGATGACGGATCTGCAGTTATAAATCCTGAACAAGAGCAACCTGAAATTAATTTTAATTCAAACCTAGCTGAGGTTATGGATGAGTCTTATCTTCAAGCAGTGGCCAATGATCTGATTGAAAAAGTTGATAATGATAAATCTACAAGAGAAGATTGGGAGCAATCCTATACAAAAGGTTTAGATCTTCTTGGATTCAAATATGAAGAACGCACAAGACCATTTAGAGGTGCATCCTCAGTCAATCACCCAATGTTAGCACAAGCTGTTACGCAATTTCAGGCAATGGCCTATGTTGAACTACTACCAGCAGACGGACCGGTCAGAACTCAAGTCATTGGTCAGAACTCGCCTGAATTACAAACAGCGGCAGAGCGTGTCAAAGATTATATGAACTACGAGATCACACACGTTATGGAAGATTATAATCCAGAGATGGATACTTTACTTTTTCAATTACCATTAGCAGGTAGTGCATTTAAAAAAATTTATTACGACGAAGTATTAGGCAGAGCAACCTCTAAGTTCATACCTGCAGAGGATGTTATAGTGCCTTACGGATGTTCCGATTTAGATGACTGCGAACGAATTACGCAAGTTTTAAAGATGTCACTTAATGACCTAAGAAAAAAACAAGTATCGGGTTTTTATTTAGACATTGATACTGTTGGATATGACGGGGCTAATGGCAGTGATTTACAAGAAAAGAAAAACGAAATTGACGGTGAGTCAGCAGGTAATTATGCCATGGATGATATGGCAGAACTGTATGAGTCCCATGTTGATTTAGATCTTGAAGGCTTCGAAGATATTAATCCTAAAACAGGAGAGCCTAGCGGTATAAAACTACCCTACATTGTCACTATTGATAAAAGTTCAAACCAAGTTTTATCTATCTACAGAAACTACAACCCAACTGATCCACTAAGAAAAAAGAATGATTATTTTGTACACTATAAGTTTTTACCAGGACTAGGATTTTATGGCTTTGGTTTAATACACATGATTGGCGGTTTGACAAGAACTGCAACCTCTGCACTAAGACAACTATTAGACGCTGGCACGCTATCTAATTTACCTGCAGGATTTAAATCACGAGGACTTAGAATACGAGATGACGATCAACCTTTACAACCCGGTGAGTTTAGAGATGTAGATGCACCGAATGGTATTATACGTGAAGCATTAATGCCTTTACCTTACAAAGGACCTGATGGGATCTTATTACAGCTTTTAAGTTTTTGTGTAGAAGCTGGTAAGCAGTTTGCTGCAGTTGCGGATATGCAATTATCAGAAATAGGTAAGTCACAAACACCTGTCGGCACAACTATGGCACTTATGGAACGTGGCACTAAGGTCATGTCTGCTATTCATAAAAGATTACACTACGCTCAGAAAAAAGAATTTGAATTACTTGCTAAGATATTCAAATTAGCTCTACCTCCTGTATATCCTTATAACGTTGTCGGCGGACCAAGAGAAATTAAACAAATAGATTTTGACGATAATATAGATATTTTACCTGTTTCTGATCCAAACATATTTTCTATGTCACAACGAGTGACACTAGCCCAAAACCAATTACAAATAGCACAAACTAATCCACAGATGCACAACCTCTACGAGGCATATCGTAGAATGTATACAGCACTGGGAGTTAAAGACATTGAGAAAATATTACCTGTTCCTCAACCACCTCAACCAATGGATCCCGCTATGGAACATAGCGTTGTTATCATGGGCAAACCTCTACAGCCTTTCCCACAACAGAACCATGAACAACATATAAAATCACATAGAACTTTTATGAGTTCAAAAATGATTAGTAATAATCCTATGATTGTGATGTCATTAATTTCTCACATCAATCAACATGTATCATTACTTGCAACACAGGTTGTTGATAAAGCTTTAGTTGAAGAAGCTGAGAAATTAAGAGAGCAGTTTGGCGAACAAATACCACAAGAAGAGGTTGCACAGCTACAAATGAAAAGAGATAACTTAATTAATGAGCAAATTTTAAAAATTACCGAAACGATGGTCAATGAAGGCAACGAAGCTATGGAAGATATGCAAATGGATCCGCTTGTTTTATTAAAACAACAAGAATTACAGTTGCGACAAGCTGAAATGGAGATGAATAATAGCCTGAAAACACAAAATCAAGGTTTAAAAGAGGATCAGTTTGAGTACAAACAAGAGTTAGACGACAAAAAAATAAAACAAAGCTATG